AGACTGTGAGACAGGTTTCCGATAAAACCATACACCTATCAAACCCTTTCTGATACCAATAAAGGATTGAGTCCGGTACTTGTAAGGAACTGAGGCGCGTAGCCCCAGTTCCTTTATCTTTACGACATCCAACCCGGGAACAAAAAACCCCTCCCCCGGTTTAAGTGTCGCCCACGGATAAATTATTTCCATTGAACTGCTCTTCCTCAAAAGTTATGTGCATAGCGTTGACGCGCATGGATGGGCCGTTGGTCTTGCCCAGCATATCTTTCTTGGAGTACTTGACGCGAAACATCTTCTCCATCTGCTTCTTGAAGTCATCGTAGCTAAAGCTCATGCTGACGCAGTGTTTCCTGAGAAGCTGTTCCTCAATGTAGTACTCTCTGAATCCATCTGCAAGCGTCCCATGCTCAACACGTCCAAGCACTTTTGATCTGGTGAGCGACTTGTCAACAGACTCGCCATCCCCCCATGCGGCCATCAGGCGACCTTCAGCTTTCTTAATGATGATGAAGCTTCCGTAGTTGTCTCCGGTGTAGGCGTTCAATACATCCTCAGCGGTGCGCACACTGCCACGGATAATGCCACGGGCTTTCTCAACAACAAGCTTAAGAGCGTCAATAACTTTCTGCACCTCTACATCAATGATACCGGCGTAGTCCCTGCGAAGAAGCACAGCCGCCGCAACAATGACTGTGCAACCAGCATGCCAGTAGCGTTCGTCATCATCAAAGTTCATGACCTTTTTCAAGTGTGCGTGCGTCTTGGCTACAACCTCCTTCGCCACCTCTCGATTTTTGGTCAACCATCTAACCCAAGCCTCACCCGCCACGCCGTAGTGACGCTTTATGTCCAGCAATACTTCACGCTCTTTAGGAGTCCAGACCAGCTTGATGTTTGGGTTCCACTCAAGCATACGCAAAAGCTCGCCATTTGAACTGAACTTCCTTGCGCCAGCCATGTAGTCGGTCAGGCTTTCGTTGGAGGTCATGGTGCAGGTGGTTTTCCAAGACGTGTTGTTGATACGTTCCTTGTTGGCCCCCGCATCCATACGCTCCTTGCCCTGCGCTTCTGCAAAGTCAAAGATAAACACCGGTGCCCATTCCATGTTGGCACGTTGGGTGTTGGTGATCTCGTCAACCAGCAAAGGCATACTGTTGAGCAAGCCAGCGCGTTGTTGCATGGCTACTGGGGATGTGCCTTTGCCTGTCCTGTACCTCAGGGGGTGACCCCACACACCAGCCTTGGCGCTCAGCACCAACGACTTACCAGTGCCCGACTCGCGGGAACCAATGTGCCACACAAAGCCTTCGTACTCGGTGAACCGCATCAGAGGCGCACCAAACGAGTCTAGACACACAGCCAGCGCCGTCTCCATGTTGGGCTTGTTCACGAATATGGTCTGCCACAGCTTCTTCCATGTCTGCAAGTCACCATCGCTGTTGGTGTTGCGGTTAATGTTCTCCAGACCGGGCATGGGGATGCGTGTCTCTCTGCCGTCTTTGGTGAACACGCGGTTGTTGTAGACGAAGCTGTCGTCTACCTGCCAGCCACATTGATACGGGACAACGATGGGCTTCTTGGACTGCGATGCCTCACCTACACAAGCGCGTACATACTCATAAAGCTGTTTGTCGAAGCCAGCAAATGTGGACACGATGTTCTGACTAGCCAGCCACTTGAGCGTCTCGTCCTTGCTCACGATTGATTTCTGTGGGAAGTTAAGTGTCATCACGCCTTCGGGACGCACAGCGGCCATGTGAACCAGATGTTCTTCCTCCATCTTAAGCAAGTCAACCACAAACAAGTCGTACGGAACAAGCTGAGTAGTCTTCTTGGATTTCTTGCCGTCCTCGTCTTCATCAATCCTTACAAAGTACACACCGCCGTTCTCGCCGTAGCTGTACCCACGTGGTGGGGGTGGGCGTTTGACTGCATCAACGTGTTCTGGTTCGTCGCTGTCTCCTGCATCCTCAAGCGCAAAGAATTCTTCTTCTACGAAATCTTCGCTGACAGTATTCAGTGGTATGACTTTCTCTGTGTTGTCAACCTTAATCTCCCTGCCAAGGATCAGCGGATTTGTAATCTTCCCCCAGTGTGGACAACTTGTGCATATCCCGGGGTTCAGTGAATCCATTGCAACGCAAGAGTATGGCCCTTTGATCTCAGCCAACTTCTGGTGCATGCGCTCGTGTGGGTACGGGTGCAGGTCGCTCAGCTTAATCGCGTGTTCCATACCATCATCACAGACCTTAGCCCATGACAGCAACGCCCTCCAGACAGGTTCTTTGCCGTCCTCTTGGGCTGTGGCAACGTAGTCAGCAATCTGGGCGCAGTGAGGTTGGAACTCGGCAAAGACTGTGCGGCTGTTCTGCATCATCTTGATCTGTGCAGTTGTCTTCACGTTCTTTGGCCGCGCCCCCGGCAACATGATGGGGTCAGCTTGCGGTGGTGCCTTCTCCTTAAGGTTGGAGTTGATGACTTCAGCAAACGCATCGAAGTCAAACAGGTCGCCTTCCATCAACAGCTTTACAGGAAGAGGTTGCACATACTTCTTCTTGTGGTTCTTGGTGCCCGGCACCCGCATCAGCCTAGCCGCATCTGCGGTGACAGCCATGTCGATGACCATGCCTTCTTGTTTGCATAGAAGTTTTATGTTCTGTGCAACAGGTCGCCATTCAGCAATCGTCATGTCGCGGGACATCGGCCAATAGCAGTGCAGTCCCCCACCTGAACCAACAATCCACGGCTTGCCAAGCGTATCAAGCCCGACCTTTACCATGAACGCATCCAACGCCAGTACCGCATCTTTCTTTGATGCGTACCCGTCCAAGTCAACAAAGAAAGACTTTACGTGCGTAGCTTTGTCAGCTTCGCGCTTCTTTCCATTGAAGCATGAGACCGCGTAGAAGATGTCGCAGTTATCGTTGTTCCAGTTGTCTATGTGGGGGTGCAGTTCCTCGATTGTGTCCGTGAACACATGTTGTTTTCTTTTTGTGAGTTCTACCGCGCAGTACGAGCCTAAACCCGGAGACGGCAAAACCACCGCTAGGAACTCAAGCGGAGTCATGTCTATCCTTTGGGTTATTTGAAGTCGTCGTTAGCGTGTGCTACGCCTTGCTGAAAACCTTCTTCAAAGCCATCTTGGTAGATTGATTCTCTGGCATCAATAAAACCAGCCAAGCGTTCTACAAGCGTCTCAACCCAGTCCGGTGGAACTTTGTCGAAGCCCGTGATGTAGATGTAGCGTAGAAGTTCGTTGTTACTCAGTTGCTTAGGTTGAATGCCTTGCATGTTTTTCTCCAAGCCTCGTCGGCTGTGCTTGATGTTTGTAGGATTTTGAGAAGTGAGCTTGCCGATGGCCGGTAAGCTACAAAAACTTCGCCACCGCCGAACCAGTTGTAAACAGATTGACGTGAAACGCCAAGTGCTTGAGAGATTCTTACGACAGAGAAGTTGTGGTGAACAGCCCAGCGCCCGAGTTGGTTACCCAACGTCTTCGGCGCTTTCATGACCATGTTGATTGTTTGTTGTGAGTAAGCCATGTTGTAAGGGGCCGAAGCCCCCTCCCCTTTAGTCTTCTTCCCAATCGTCAACCATTGCAGCCAAGTTTGATTTCTTGGCAGGCACGGCATTCGGCTTCTTCTCTTCCTTACGCACAGTCGGTTCTTCGCTTTCTTCCTCCGCAGCAGGCGCGGCCTTGGCTTTCTTTGCCTTGGGTGCTGGTGCTGGCGGTTCTTCTTCCTCAGCCACTTCAGCCACGGCAGGACGTTTACCAGCAATAGCCAGAGGAGCCGCCACCGTGGCGGTTTTCGGCATAGTCATAGCAATGGCACGCTGGGCTTCGGGAGAAGCGGCTTTTGCGGAGACTGTTTCATACTCGTCATCGTTCAACCAGCGCATCTCTTTGAAGAACAGCTTCGGGCTTTCCGATTTGGTGTCAAACTTCAAACGCGTCACGACCAAGCTGGGGTCAATGGGGTCTTGTTGCGCCATCAACCACTTGACGTACGCCTTCAACGGACGGTTGTCACCTTCACCATCACCAAAGATGGACTTAGCTGGCAGAGTCAACTGGAGAATGTCGCCATCCATATCGTTGGCTAATACTACGGCAACACGTTGCTGGAAGCGGCATGCGCGGCTGTTGTTCTGACCAGACCCTGCAATATTCTGTGGGCAGTCTTTGCAGTTGGAGTGCTGTCTGTTGCCAGCATCAATAGAGGGGGTCTTACCATCAGCCGACCAGCAGTCAGGCGCAGACACCTCACCATCGTAGGACTTGGCGTAGAACACGCGGCCAATGTCTGGCGCAGCGGCAACGAACACAACGTCCAGATAGCGTTCTTCGATTGAAGCGATCTCTTTACCGCCGCTGTACAGACGGAACACGCCGCCTTTGATTGAGATACGTTTGGATGTATCTACGTTGTTGCCAGCCAGAGCTTTAGCAACTGAGGACATGCCCTCACGATTCTTTGCAAACGCGGGTACGTTTGCTTTGTTAAAAAGCGTCACATTAGTCATGTGATATTTCTCCTGATTACTTGGTTGGTTTGCGAACAGAGATTGCGTACTCAGTTAATGAGTTCAATCCGGGTGGTACGAGGCCGGGGTTGTCTTCAAGGAATGTCGCCATGTTGGTCTGCGCAATACGCTTCTCCAACAAGTCAACGGCTTCGTGTTGAAGCACGAATGTCTTGAATGAATCCCAGTCTTGTGTGTTGTAGCGTGTCTTTGTTGACAACACCACAGTGCCTTGGTCAGTGCGCACAGAGGACATGCCTAGTGCAAGCATCTGATCTTTGAGTGCGATCTTCACGGTGTCTTGTTGCCGCTTGATTTCCTCAACTTCGTTTTCGTACGCTTGAGTCAGCTCTTGAATTCGAGCCGCCATCTTACGGTACACCTTAGCCAACTTGTCCATAGGGACAGTGGTTAATTCGTTGTGCTCCTCTTGTGCGGGAGCGTCATCGTCTATTGTTGTAGTCACTTGCTTCTCCTGTTGTTTTGTCTAACGTTTAACATCATACACGGAACAAAATCCAATGCAACTCCTTTCTTTAAATATTTTTTACTTCGCTGTCAAACATGTTTACAAGCAGTTTATGCTCGTCAACTTTACCCTCCATAGCCTTGAATAGTTTTTTCTCAATCGGGCTTGATTCAATGTGTACCACAGTAACTTTGTCAGAGTCTTGACCTTTACGATCAGCGCGAGCAATACATTGCGTGTACATCTCCACGCTCATCAGTGGCCCAAAGAACACAACAGTATCTGCGGCAGTTAGGGTAATCCCGTGCGCTGTTGCTTGTGGCTGCAAGACCAACACGCGTATCCTGTCAGTGGTCTGAAAGTCGCCAATGATCTGCCCACGCTTGCTGGCGCTCACGTCACCATGAATCTGTCCCACGGCGTAGCCTTGCTTGGTGAGGTGCGTCACTATAGTGTCAATGCTGGAACGGAACAACGCAAAGATGATGACCTTGCGTTCAGTCTCCTCAAGCACTTCTTCCAGCACGTGTAGGCGAGGAGATGCGTCGAACTCCACAACCTCCCTGTCGTCTGTGTACGCGGCACCGCAAGATATTTGTAGCAGCTTGTTTACGGCAACACCCGCGTTGACTGCGCTGATGATTTCCCCTGCCGCACGCACCATCATCTGCTCTTTCAGCATTCGATAGTATTTGTTTTGTTGCGGTGTCATCGGCACTTCACGTGTCACTGTGATTACTGGCGGCAAGTCAAGGCACTGATCTTTTGTAAAACGAATTGCTGGTTGCAGTGCTTCGTACACAAGAGGTCGTGCGTTATCTTTTGGTGCCCACTTGAACATGCTGATCTTGTTCATTACCTTGTCGCGCCACGCTGTCTGAAACTTGGGCACACCGCTTGGGTTAACCAAACGCGCAAGACCATAAGCATCAACAGGCGACTGCGATGCAGGAGTGCCAGTCATCATCCACAGGTATGTCTCAGGCTTGATGATTGATGCCAAAGCTTTCCAACGCCGTGTTGATGGGTTCTTGTATGCGTTGGCTTCGTCAACAATAATCAAATCAAAGCGGCCATCGTTTCGTATCTCATCAGCGATTAGGTTCAGTCCATCGTAGTTTGCAATGACGATCTCGTAGTCACGTTGAATCATCTCTATGCGGCGTGATGCTTGTTGATGGTGAGCAACAATGGCGCTTCTGTGCATGGTGCTGTTCATGATGTCGCCCATCCACGCGCTGTGCATGATTGATAGAGGACACAGTACCAACACCCTACGTACTTCCGAACGCTCCATCAAGTAGTCAGCCGCCCACAATGCAGACAGCGTCTTACCAGTGCCGGGGTCGTTAAAACAGAACGCTCTACGATGTAGTGTCAAGAATGCCGCTGTCTCAATCTGGTGAGCCATAGGCTTGTACTTGCCCGGCCAACCATAGCGTCCTTTGATTGGAGACGGTACATCTTTGACACCAAGGTTTTTAAGCACCCGACTCTCATCAAGCCCCCAGTACACAGCAACTTGATAGATGCCGTTTTCTTCACTGAGTATTTTGTGCTTTGGAATGATGCTGTATTTGTTTGGGTCGCGTGTGCGCAGTATTAGCGCTTTGTTGTCAACTATCTCCATTAAGCATCTTCCTTCAGTCGTGCCCACGGCGTGTTGCTACCATTGAACTCGACTTCTTCCATGAGTTTGTTTCTGTGAAGTCTTCCCGATGCGTCTGCCCAGAACTCTTCGTCTAGCTCAGACACGTCTACCCACTTATCCTCAAACTTTATACGCCACATATCTATCAGTCTTGATAGGGGAATGGCATACGCTTCACGTTTGTTGGGGTCGTCTACGCCGCGCATGTTGCTTTCTATTTGTGATCTTTGTTTTACTAGTCCTCCCCCATACACATTCTGTGCCATGTTCTGTGCTTGCTGCGCCCCCAACATGCCTACGTTCCTTGCTCCTTGTGCTGCGTTAGCGTACGCATCTAATCTGTCTTGCAGTTGTTGACCTAAGTCTTTCATTCTTCCCATTTGCTTCTCCTGTTATTGCTCTGGCATGCGGCACACGTACCGCGCTCTGTCTGTTAAAAAATGGACTTCAACTTCTCCGAGTTGTTTAAGTCTCCTAAACGCGTGGCTAAAGAACTCATCGCCCTCTAATGTTTCTAAATC